GGCCGGGGTGCTGGGCCGCACATCGGGTGGCATCACCCCATAGGAGGTGCTGCCATGCCGAGCACGACCCACACCTTACGGCTGATGGCCGCCTTCCCACTGGTGTCCCACCGCTATCGGCTATTATTGGCCAAGGCGGTGGGCAGGTGGGTCCACGCCTCGGGCTTCGACTGGACTAAAGAGCGCGTTGGCGCTCTGGTCCAGTATCTCCTGAAGCTCCGAGCCGGGGAGAACCCCTGCAGACCCCCGTGGTGGTCCTCTCGGTATCTTAATTATGCCGAGAGGGTGGCCACCACGGCCTCCTTCGAGAAGTTTCTCCAGCTCGTCCAGGCCTGGAGGACGGCTCTTACGGCTTATGGCCGTTTGAAGTCCGCGCCTTCCAGGAAGGACGTGGAGAAGTTCGAGAAGGCTGTGGGGTCGGCTCGCATCCTTACGGTGCCTCTCGCCTCTGGGAGAGTGGTCGAGGTAGACACCGAAGACTGGAGATCCCGGTTTCCATTCCGGGCCCACTTCGGGGTCTCACCTCGACAAGTACTCCCGGAGGTTCGAATCCACGGAGAGGTCCTTCCCAACAACCCGCTGTCCTTGAAGCTCACCACCGGGAAAGGGCATTACACCCCGACCGGTGAGGAGTTGTTCAAGGATGCCTGGTGGATTATGCAGGACCACGTCCTGCATCCACCTGGAACCGTGCCCACCTATTGGCCCATGCTCCCTGTCCTGCCGAATTTTCGGCCGGAACCGGGGCGGGTAAGGGGGCACGGCGCGGTGCGTTGTCGGGTCCAACCGGACGGGAAGGCGAGGTTTTACTTCGCCCCACCGCGCTGGTTGCAGTTCCTGTTGGACCCCTGGGCGCGGGAGTTGTACTCCCAGCTCAGGAAGATCCCGCAGGACTTTACGTACAACCAGGCGGCGGGAGCGGAGTTGGTCGCTGAATGGTTGAGGTTAGGAAAGACCGTGTGGTCCTTCGACCTCAGTTCGGCGACTGACCTCTTCCCCCTACCGGTCACCCGGACGGTCCTGTGGTCCCTATCTTCGGATAGGAACAGACCGTGGGTAGACCTCTTCTGTTGGATTTCGAGGCTCCCGGTTCGGACGGCCTACCCCGGGGCCCGCTCAGAGGTGCTGAGGTGGCGATGTGGGCAGCCCCTTGGGACTGTCCCGTCATTCGCCGCCTTCGCCCTTAGCCACCATGCAGTGGTTAGGGCCCTCTGGGCTCGGCTAGGAGGCGATCCTAGGTCGGCTCCCTACTGTATTGTAGGGGATGACCTAGTCATCGCTGACCCGAGGTTGGCGGAGGCCTACCGAGAATTTTCCGCCCTCTTGGGGCTGGAGATCTCGGAGCCGAAGTCCCTCGCGGGGAGGCTGGGTGAGTTCGTTGGGAGGCTCATTGCCCCAGATGGAATAGGGTTCAAGCTCAAGGCTCCACCGAGCCTCGACGCGAGGACCCTCGCAGCGTACCTATCCCTTATTGGGACGAGGGCTCTGCGCATCTGGGAGCAATCTCTGCTGAGGGACGTGATCGCCCTCATCCCTAGGGAGGGCTATCCAGGGAGCAACCCTGGAGGCCTACCGCGGGAGGAGGTGGATCAGTTCCTTGTAGAGTATTTCTCTCGTGAGAGAGAAGTAGAGCCTCCCCGGGCTTACGCGGTCGACCCAGATCATACTGTGGAGGCCCGGATCGGGCCTCTATACAGTATGTCTCTGGTTCTCCCGCGTGACCCGACCACCACCGAGTGGGAGCCGCGAGGCTCCGCTAAGAGTGGGCCGGGCGGGGCCCCGGAACCCTCCCCATACGGGGAGCGAATTCCGGGCTCCGACCGTTCCCCCGGCTGGCTCCGTCGTGTGCGTGAGGCGATCCACGCTTCTGGGATAGCCCAGGTGTGGCG